GGGTTCCAAAATGTCCCGACTGCGGGGCATCAGCCGGGGGGTTATTGTCCCGATTTGTCCCGATTTGTCCCGGCAATGTCCCGGCAGAAATACCTCTAAAAAGAGGCATGTCATTACAATTTTGCATTGGTTTAGACCGCCCAAACTGTGTCATGATGCACCCCGATTTGTCCCTTTTGGGCCAGCCCATCTGCTGCCCGGTTGAATGCTTTTTTCTTTGCCTCGTGACTATCTGCGGTTGAACGCGCAAAAAATGTTTCCCGCCATGCTTGCTTGCTTGCCGCCACGGTCACGCCCGCTTGCGAGGCTTGGTAAGGCGGCTGGACGGGCTGCGTGGCCATCACGTCATGAAGGATGCGGAGCGCCATCGCCTCGCCATTGGTGAGGCTCACGCGGGCCTTGGCAGGGCCTTCCTCTGCCGGTTCCACCACGCATGACGTGACGGGCTTCCCGCGCTGGTTCAGGCCTAATTCGACGCGATGCAGGCTAAACGTGAAAACCCCGTCAATCTCAAGCTCACGCTGCTTGGTGACGCGGGCCGTTGACGGGCTGTCGGCGTCCGGGCGGGAAATCTCAATCTCGGTGTCAGTCGCGGCCCGGAGGAGGCTATGACCCCGCGCGCCTAAGGCTTGATCCTTGCCGGAGTGATGCACCCAGGCGATATGCGCGCCGGTCACCTGCCGAATTTTGTCAGAATTGGCGACCAAGGCGCCCATATCTTCCGGGGAGTTTTCGTTACCGCCGGCAATGGCCCGGCTGAGGGTGTCCATCACCACAAGCGCCACGGGCATTTCAAGCTTTGCGGCGGCTTCCTCTATGGCGGCTATCAGCCTGTCAGTGTCCGCCTCCGGGTCCAAGATATTCAAGCCCACGGGGATGATGGCAAACGGAATGTCCTGCCCGTCTAGGCCATGATGCAGCGCGAAGGCTGCTACGCGGTTGCGGATGCCGAAGGCGCCTTCAAGCGCGCAATAGATCACCGCGCCTCTTGTAACGTCCCGGCCCCACCATTTCCAGCCAAGCGCGACATGCAAGGCCAGGTCGGCCATCAGGAACGTCTTGCCGCAATTGGACGGGCCATAGATGACTGACATCGCGGCCCGGATCAGCAGGCCCTCCACAAAGTCATCCCCGGTAAGCGCGGGCTTGATGTCTCCGAAAAAAACAAGCGGCAGGCCGGTCGGCTTAATGTCCGGCGCCACGCGCTCCACCTGTATCAAGTCCGGTTCCATGTCCGGCTCCACCCCCCAATGCTCGGGCGCTTCTGTCAAGGGCGGCGGCTCCGGTTGCGTGGGGGCGTATTCCTCCACCACGCGGCGGATCAGCCGGGGCGGGGCTTCACGCGGCTTGGCCATGCCTGCCCGGAACGCCGCGCCTAGGGTTTTCTGCGCCGCCGGGTAGTCCTCGCAGCGTGACGCGATCCCGGCCAATGCGGACGCCAGCGCTTGAAGCGCCGGGCCTTCCGCCAATTCACCAGCCGCAACTAGCCCGCCGATGCTGAACGCGGCTCGGTTTAGGGCGTCATGCTTCCCGCCGTCCGGCGCGCTTAGGATGGCCTGGCACTCATTGTCCAAGGCGGTCAGGCCGTAGCGCGTACCGTCGCCGGATTGGCGGGGCGCCGGGGCTGGCCTTGGCGCATCTATAGCACGCGGTGCTACAGGCGGATCTATCATCGCCAGCAACCATGCCGGCGCCTCTGCAAGTGCGCTGTGGTCGGCTATCTCATAATACGGGGAAGGCGGCGCGATGATGTATCCGCCGTTGCCCCTCACGTCCACACCGGGGGCGATGCGTGACGCGCTGTTGCGGACGGTGCGGCCCTCAGGCCATTGGAAAAGCAGATGCTGCCCGCCTGAGCGTGTCTTGTGTGTCCGGGTGCGGGGAAGGCGGTGCTGGTTTGCAGCAAGCCACTCCAAACCCTGCCCGCCGTTCTTCACGTCTAAATCAACGACAAAAAAACCGGCGTCTTGGCCGGTCGGGACGCCGATCATGGCCGCGCCTGGGGTGCCAAATTGCGCCTTGATCTCTGCCGGGTCGCGCGTGGCGTCATGAAACCCGTGTTGCGTGACCGGGCGCTTGTCATGACCGCAGGCAAAGACCGGCAGGCGCATTTCTTCGGCAAGCCAAAGGGCGGACGCTGTTAGGGTCATTTCTTTGCGTCTTTGTTCTTTGCTGTCTCAAAGTGCGCTTCACGTTCCAGCGCTTCCACCGGGTCAGGCTCACGATCGCGCAAGTTTTGGTAGAAGCGCACCGCAAAGGCGACGCCCGGACTGTGCGGGTAAGGCGGGATTTCGAAGGGCGGCGCGCTCATACGTGGCGCCTTAGCCAACACAACGCGCTGCCATGCGGTGTTTCTTTCGCAACCGCTTCCTTGCGCCGCGCTGCCAGGATGTAGCCATAAACAAGATTGATGCTGTTTTTTGCGGGCGCGGGCCATTCATCTTGCGCGGGCGTTTCAACCGTAATGCGCGCCATTTCTGCCGCCAAAACTTTCAGGCGATCATTAGGGGACAGGTTGAACCAGTCTAAGGCGTAGCGCACTTCGACGCCGGCAAGGGCAAGGGTTTTGTCTGTCATGGCAACGCCTTCCCATGCTTGCTACCCCAAAGCGCGATAAGCGCAGCCTCGGCGCGGCCATCATCTTTCTTGCGCGCGAATTGCTTTGCCGCGCCTGGCCAAAGTTGCGCGGCACGGGCGCGGGCCTGATCCTTGTCGGCAGTCAGGCCAAGGTCGCGCTTCCACTTGGAAGGCGTGGCAAGCGAATAGGGAATTGCCATTGCGCCGCACACGCCAAGGATAACGCCAAAGTTGCGCCCGAAATTGAACATGCCTGATACGCCCGCGCCGGGCCTTGCTGCCACGCGCTCAATAAACGCGTGGTTGACATCATCCCATTCACCAAGCGCCGTCGCCAGCATCTGCGGGCTAAGGCCGGCGCCTTTGATGTGCGGCAAGTCAAACAGGTCAATAAGATAGCCATTGTCTGACATGATGGCGACGGCGCCGGTCGCGCCGGGGTCTATGCCAATTATCATTTCTCACGCTCCACATGCTGATAGCTGTCACCTTTTCGGATGCTGTAAATCACCTTCGGCGTGACGCCGTAGTGTTTCGCCAGCACCGGTCCCGGAATTGGATTGACGCGAATTTCGAGCACGTCTTCATCGGATAGCTTGCGGGCGCGGTTCGGGGGGGCGGTCATTTGCCGCGCGCCTTCATCATGGCGTCTGCGTGGAAATCGGCCAATTCTGTGAAATTCCGGTAATTTTCTGGAAACTTATCTCCATGTTTCTTCATGATTTCGCTCATGGTTTCCAACAGAAAAGGGTTTGCCAACAACCCCGTCAGCGCAGCCATTGCAAAGCGGTCGCGCAATTCGGCGCGGGCTGCCTTGCTAATCGCTTCACAATCCGCCTTTGAAATAGTCGGCGCGCGCTTGGCCAGCGCCGCCGCGTCATTATGTATGCTCATTTCTTCTCCTCCGTTGTGCAAACAATGTCCTTGATCATCAGCGACGGATGTAACCGCGCCCGCACATACGCTTGCGCTGTTCTGCAATCGCGATGCGCTTGAAAGCCTGGCTCGCATTGGGTGCCGTCCGCAGAGCAAATTAGAAAGGTCAGCACCACAAACATCACGCGGCCTCGTAATCAAAAAGACTGTCTGCCGACTTCTCTGCCGCGTCTATGTTGCGGCAGGCTTGGCGGAAATAGCTGTCTTTCAATTCAACGCCGAGGAACTTGCGCTTCAATTTCATGGCGCAAAAGCCCTCGCTGCCAATGCCCATGAACGGGCTTAAGACCGTATCGCCGGGGTTGCTCCATAGCGTAATCGCCCGCGTGGTCAGGTCAAGCGGCATAGGGCAGATATGCTTTTCGTCTTTCGGGTCGCGCGTGGCATTCAGAACGTCAGTCTCGCGCGTGTGCATCCAAACCGGCGATGCCCATTCCTGCCATTGGTCAAGCGGAAAACTCTCATGCGTATGCGTGACCGGCGAAACCTCTTCACCTTCGCGCGCCCATTTCCGAAACACCATCAGATACTCAGGAAGCCCCTGCCGGCTGAAAGTGCTATCGCCTCGGATCTGTTTGTAAAGCAGGCCATGCGCCTTTGTTTTGGTCATTTCCCGCACCGGGCAACGCCAAATAGTCACGCGCGAGTGAAACGAAAACCCGGCGTCGGTATGCTCTTTGACAAGCAGTCCAGGGAAATCGCGCAAGCCCGCGTCATGGCCGGTTTGGGTGCGGTAATAGACCAAGTCCTTGCAATGCACTGCAACCAAGCGGCCCGGCTTGGTAACGCGAAACAATTCCCGCACCAAAAACCGATATTGAAGCGCGAACTCTGCGTCATTGGCGCAGTTGCCCATATCCGATTCGCTGTCGTTGTAAATGTAAAGCCCAGAAAACGGCGGCGAATACACGCTGAAGCCGATGGAATTGTCAGGCACTTGCCTCACAACGTCCACACAATCGCCATGAATGGCTTGCCATGTGTCGCCACGCTTGCTGTCCAAACTCACAAAATCCATGATGCAAACTCCCCCTTGTGCATTGGTTGATATGGAACCCGCACGCCAGCATCCTGCGCCATTGCGCGGCGCATGGCGGCTGACATTGCCTGTTTCATCTTCTTGTGATCGCCGCTTTTGCGGTCAATCACGCGGCCAATCTGATCTTCACCCTCAGCCACGATCAGGTGGCATTCTACCGGACGCTTCTGTCCAAAGCGCCAGCAACGGCGAACGGCTTGATACCAAGCCTCATAGCTGAATGACCGCCCGGCAAAGATCATCGTGGCGCAATGCTGCCAATTCATACCAAAGCCCGCGACGGAAGGCTTAGTAAGCAGCCATTGCACTTGCCCGGATGCAAACGCCTCAAGCGTTTCTTCCTTGCGCTCAATCGGATGCGACCCGCGCACTTCCTTGATTTCTGGAATTTCCGCCCGAATGGCATCAGCTTCGTAATCGGTATCGCACCACACTACGCACGCTTGACCCTTTGGCATCAGCGCCGCAATCGCCTTCGCGCGGGCGTCGGCAGTCTGGCGCTTGGTTTCGTGCAGCGTGGTTGCACTGAGATCGCCAGCAAACAAAAGCCCAGCCGGCGCGCGAATGTCGCCTGCGGCTCTATGGCGATGCACGTTCAAAGGCGGCAGATTGTAAGCGCTGGCGTCATAGCCAAAATCTGCCGGCGTTTCCGCCATGCGACACCAAGACGCCATCCAATCCCAAAAGGAAACCTCGGCGTGGCCCTTCAAGCGATAGCGGCCCATCTCTGTCTGATCTGCGATAAACCAGCGCATCAGCATTTCATTGGAACGCATCACGCCTAAAAACTCGGAATGCTGCCCAAGTTCCATATGATCGTTTGGCGCGGGCGTAGCTGTTGCGGCGCAGCGGAATCGATGATCGCGAAAGGCATCAATCAAGGCGCGCGTTGTCTTGCCGGTGAAGCTTTTTAGGATGCTGCTTTCATCCAGCGAAACGGCGCCAAATGCGTCAAAGTCCAGCCGGTCAAGCCGGTCATAATTGCAGACATTGATCCCCTCACGCGCCTCGGCCTGGTCGCGTATTTGCTGCACTTCATAGTCGCGCGCCTTGCCCTCGCGAACGATCTGCGCCGCAACCGCCAAAGGTGCCAAGATCAGCGCCTTGCCGTTGCTTGCCTCAAGCGCATGGTTTGCCCATTCAAGCTGCGCGAATGTCTTGCCAAGGCCCGTATCAAGGAACAAGCCAAAGCGCCCTTGGTGCAATCCAAACGCCACGCAATCGCGCTGGTGCGGCATAAGGTCCCGGTGCAAGTCAGGCACTTTATCAAGGCCGACCGCATTCGCGGCAGGCCGCTTGCCCGCCAGAAACTCAGCATAGGCCGTGTCTAACGGCATGTTGCATCCTCCATTGTGTTTTGCTTGTTCATCACCCGCGCGCCCAAACCATGCCGCGATTTTTCAGCCACGTTGCAGGCGGCGGATGCGTCGGGCGCTGCGCTGGCGCGGCGTAACACTCGGCATAATGCGCGGCGCAATATGGCGAAGCGCAGCCGTTCAAATTGTCTCGCACTGGTTCATCGCAGAAGCGCCACACTTCGGGCCGTTCATCGCCCCACATGGGGTA